AATAGTTACGAACACTATAACTCGGCGTTGAGAGAGTTCAAGAACAAGGTTTTGAGGGCTGCTGGCCGCACTTACCACCCTGTGACGCCGCATGAATTTGTGGAGAGTTACAAGGGTCGCAAGCGCACTCTGTACTCAAACTATCTCGAGGACTATTTGGAATGGGGTGTCAAGAAGATGCACGCCACTTTCAGTACGTTTATGAAGGTTGAGAAAGTACCGACTGACAAGTCACCAAGGACGATCCAACCACGCAGCCCGATCTTCAACATCGGGCTAGGTAGGTACCTAAAGCACAAGGAGAAACCAATTTTCCGCGCGATTGCGAAAGTATTCAAGCAGAAGTATTGTGTGTTTAAGGGCCTGAATGCCATAGCAATGGGCACTGAGTTGAGGAAGCTCTGGGATGAGTTCCGCGACCCGGTGGCCGTAGGCATCGATGCTTCACGGTTTGATGCGAGTGTTGACAAGGGGATGTTGGAGTTTGAGCATTCCTTGTACAACGCTTTGTTTAGATGTAAGGAGTTGCGCCGGCTGCTGAATATGCAGTTGGTCAACCGTGGAGTTGCGCGGTGTCATGATGGAGTCATTAAATACACGGTGGCAGGTGGTCGGGGGAGTGGTGATATGAATACCTCCCTCGGCAACTCGTTCATCATGTGTGCCATTATTTGGTGTTGGCTCCGAAGTTGTGGTGTTCATGCACGTCTCGCTAACAATGGAGACGATTGCGTGGTCATTATGGAACGTGGTGATGTTGACAAGTTCACCAATGGGTTCGATGTTTATGCGAAGAACCTGGGGTTTACTATGGTTGTTGAGGAACCAGTCGACGTCTTTGAACGTATTGAGTTCTGTCAGACTCATCCGGTGTGGGATGGTGCAGTCTGGCGGATGGTGCGGAATCTGGGAACAGCGCGTGAGAAGGACTCTATGTGTTTGTTTCCAATTGATAACCCGGGTGCTCTAGAATCGTGGATTTATGCTGTTGGGGAGTGCGGGTTGGCGCTCACTAGCGGTATTCCCGTGTTCCAAGAGATGTATGTTGCCATGATGCGTAATGGACGTAAGAGCAACATGAGCGAAGCTGTGTTCATGCAGAGCGGATCCAGAATGCTGTCCCTAGGGATGGATTCTAAGGTGGCGCCTGTGACTAGCGATGCTCGTGTGTCGTTCTTTAGTGCGTTTGGAGTCACACCAGACGAACAAACCGCCATGGAGGAATACTACATGCAGTGGAAGCTGTCGCCTGTGGTCCAGGAGGTAGGTACGGTAGGTGAAGTGAGCGTGAGCCCACTTTAGCGGCCGTGATATACAGCCATATATACAATGAAAACACAAAAGAACAAGAAGACGAAGGTGGTGGTGCAGCCAAAGAAGAAAATGACCAAGCAGCAAGACGTGACAGCAGTCGGCCGAGCACTCCGCGCGCTCGGTGGACTTGGA